TGTCTCCAACAGAAGGGTTGTTGCCGAACTTAAAAAGCGGATTGTGCCAAGCAATCTGACCACGAGCCACTTGAAGCTCAAACGGCTCGCTAGTTCCAACTCTAGATATTGAACTTATTTCACGAGCCATTTTTACCTCAATTGTAGAACACCGTCATAGCGGTGATGTTTGTCGCCGCAGAGACATAAATGTCACTGACACGTATACCATCAGACGGAATGTTTACGGAGTGAGAATCAGATTGCAAAAAATCCAAATCCATCACGGTTTGTCCACCATTGCCATCAGTAATGGTTAGACGACCTGCACCTGCGCCCGTTAAAACCTGAATCTGTCGTATTCTAGCAGGGCCAACTGCTGCTGAACCTATCCCAGTAAGACGTATAGACTGTACATCTGAACGCATGTGTTAGTCCTTTTTCTTTTTAGGACGACCACGCTTTTTGACAGGCTTTTCTTCCCACGCCTCATTTACATCAGGTGTAGAAGGATCATCTGCTTTTAGCGTACCGTCTGAATTACGTGCGCGGACCTTTTCAGTCTTAACACCAATCCCGCGTCTTGCGAGTTCTTCTGCGCTAGGTGGTTTAAAGCGACTACTCATAAGTCACCTCTTACGCTGTTGCAGTTGCGCCAGTATCTACACGAATCCAGTTTGAACCGTCTGAGAATACTAGGTTGCCTGTACCGTTACCCGCAGTCTCTGATGCCTTCAAAGCATCTGATGCATACAAGATTGTTCCCTCTTCGCCTGTAGCGGAAGGAAGAGTGGCAACTGTGTATGTTGGAACTTTGATGTCACCAATGAAACCATCTGTAGATGTCACTGGGCCTGAGAATGTAGTTGAAGCCATATTAATACCCTTTGCACAAGGTTTCGCCTAGCAGTCTGTGCAACGTCAGGTGGGGCGGAATCCTGTCTGCAAGGCTAATGTTGCCCCAAAAGCAGAATAGCACATCTTTTTAAAAAAGAAAGGGCCGCGTTAGCAGCCCTCTCAAAAGTTCTATTGAACTAATTATGCACCCGGTGAAGCGTACATACCTAGTGGATCGGATACGCCGAATGAATAACGCTCACGCGCTTTGTAGCGCACGTTACCTGTATCGAAGTCACCGTCCATAGATGTCTGCATAGCAGTACGCACAAAGTGCTTCATGCCGTTTGGAACATCTGTAGTGATGAAGAACGCATCGTTATCAACTAGGTAGTGGTTGACACGGTAGCCTTCTGGGATCGAACCATTCGAACGCAATGCGTTGATGTCGTTATCCGCTGTACCTACACGTAGCTCTGTTTGTAGCAAACGAGTTGCAACGAACATAAGCGCAGGTGGAACGATTAGCTTACGAGGGCGAGCTGCAATCAATAGGCCACGCTCATCAGTGAACGCTGCAATATCGATAACCGCTTGCTCTAGTGAAGTTTCGTTCAAGTCTGCGTTTACTGCAGGACGGTTTGAGTTTGTTCCGCCAGCAACTGTTGGGTGGCTAGTTGAGAACAAAGTTACGTTGTCACCAGAGTTAAACGTAGTGAAACCGTTGTTTAGCAAAGAAGCCGCTTTCACCTGCTTTGTGTATGCCATACCACGAGCTAGTGCTTTGGTGTAGCGAGCAGATAGTGAATCGTACAGGTTATCTTCCATCGCTTCTTCAGTGATAGAGAAGCCCATTGCAACCGTTTCGTGGTTGTAGCGAGCTGTGAACGATTCTTGTGCATTGTCGTATGAAATTGATGCACCTTCAGCTTTCACTGGAGCTGCGCCAAATCCTGACAGTTTCACTTCTTCCTCAAAGCTACGCTCTGAGTTTTCAGTTTCGTAAATCTCTGCATGCTCGTTTTCGTACTTGTCGTACTCAAGACCGAATAGAGCATTCAGACCGGGTAATAGCTCTTTAAGGAGCTGGGCGCGTGAAATAGCCATAATCTATTCTCCTTATAAGCCAACGTTGTTTGTCATCTGATGTGCGCTCGGATTGAACTTAACAAGTACATCTGGATACGCATCAGCAGGGTCTGACACATGAGCAACGACGCGGAAAGCTGCTGCTGCAGTCTTCACTGTCGCATCCAATGCAGAAGTAGAGTTACCTGTTGCTGTGTTACCAGTAGAGGTAGACTGCGCTGCCGCAAAGAATGTGTTCGTGCCAATGATTGTTTGCGCTCCTGCACCGTCAAGCTGCGCTTGGAACAGTACGTTAGGATCGTCAACAACATAGGCTTTAATCGCACCACCATTGGCTGTGCCAGATGGATAGTACTGAGCCTGAACTGTTTGGCCTGAAGAGTTTACATATTCACAACCTACGAAAACGCCAATCGCGCCTACGCCTGTTGTGCCTGAAATGCTGTTAGTGGTTAGGTCTGAACCATCCCCAGTAGCCAGCGCGATATACCCATCGGCCCCAATGATTACAACTTGCCCATAGAATAGGTTTGTCGCTTCACCTGCAGGATCGATGAGATACTGGGACGTTGCCCCAGCGTATGGCATTCCGTCCGCACGTTTGACGGGCTTTAGGCCATAAGGAGCTGCTGTAGTAGCCATAGCTCTATTTCCTCACAATCTGAGTTTCAACCAAGCAAGCTCCCTCGAAAGGTTACTTGCCAAACGAAGTCCGCGTAGACCGCTCTGGATTCAGGACGGGCATACGTGGGTCTGAGTTGCGCAAGTAGCTAGTGTCTACAGCTTCCATCTGGCTTGCGGCCTGACGGTTCTGTTCGTCACGTCTAGCTTGCACGTTTTCGGTTGAGTTTTGACAAAGCAATAACCCACCGACCTCAATATTGTCTGTAAATCGTGAATCGATATCAGACACAACTTGAAGGTTTGGATGATCTTCTGCACGAACAGGTGTCCAGCCCTCACGGAATTTAGAAGAAACGTTCGTATTGTCACTCTGTCCAAGTGTTGATGTGCGAATCCAGCGGTATTCGATACCGGGCTTGGCTTCGGGGACAGGTAACATAGAAGGTCTCTGCCATGACACTTTACGTTGATCCGCTTCGCGGGTCTGTGTGGTGCGTGAGTCTCTATTCGACATTATTTCATTTCCCTCATTAATTGCGCCGCATATTGTTCATTTGTCAGACCAAGCCTCTTGGCGAGAGAGACTTGCGTTGAGGTCAGTTGCACTTTGCGTGGTTTTTTACCGCTTCTAGGAGCAGGGGCAACCACGTTGCCAGCTTGACGTTGGGGTGCAGATTCCTCAATTACAGGCCCATCGTCGAACTTATCTGGGAAGACACGGCGAACCGCGTCGTCAATTTGATTGTAATACTCATCGCTTCTTGGATCAACACCGTTTCTAACAAGTTTTTCGTGAAGTCCATAAGCATACCCTGTCATCTCAGGGTCTTTCTCAAACCAATCGTTCTTTGCAGCCCAATCCAACGCACGTTGATCTGGCTTTGGCGGCTGTGGTGTTTGCTGCTGATATTGCGGCTGTGCTACAGGCTGCTCCTCACGACGAGGCTGCGGTTTGTAGTTATCATACCGTATCTTTTCGGTTTGTAGTTCTGTCAGCTTTGCCTGCGCTTCTATAAGGGCATCAGGATCGCCAGACTCGTAAGCAGCTTTATACGCAGCTTTGGCTTTGTCTATCTCAGCAGATACACGACCTTTAGCTTGATTGACAAGAACACCTTCACCTTCTTCAAGGGTTTTACGGAGTTTCTCGTTCTCTTGCTTAATTTGCTCTGCGTACTTTAGAGCTTCTTCTTGAAGACGTGCGGCTTCTTCTTTCGCACGACGTTCTTCATGGTACTCAAATTTAAGTTGTTTGATGCGCTTCTGCACACCCTCGCTATACTTCTCAACTTCATCATCACTAGGAACTTGTGGTTCAGTGTTTTCGGCACGGCGAGGCTTACCCTTATCTTCTTCAGGCGTGTCGTCTACAACTTCAATTTCAAAACCGTCGTCACTATCGTCGGTATCTAATTGTTTTCCATGAGCTTTTTCAAGAGCTTCAGCTACTGTTTCGTCTTCAAACTCTTGTTCTTCGGCTAGATTATTCATGCGCGTGTGTACCCCCGTGGATCATCGACAACTGCTTCTACAGTGTCGTCGTTAATAAGTCTGAACTCTTTCCCATGAATCTTGAAGCGAGTGCCTGAATAAGAACGGAAGATTACAAAATCTCCTTCTTCACAGAACGCTCCATTTGGGAATTTGTCTTTATCTGCATAGGCATCTGGGCCTAGCTTCATAACAAAACCGATGATTGATGCCGTTTCTTCTGCGGACTTGAGTCCATCCGGCATAAATACCCCACCTTCTGTTTTGTCGCTGACTTCAGGTACACCAATAAGGATTTTGTATCCTTGTGGTTTAGGTAATTTAGAGGCTACCTTTTCCTCTGTTTCTTTGTTTCCAGTATACATACTTTACCTTGCAGTGATTAGAGGTTCACAGATACCTTGCGTGGACTATCCACGAAGTTCTCCCAAATCTAAGATTACCTGAAAAGATGTTATTGTTCAATATATCTCTTCTCAAGCTCACTTAGGTCTTGTTTTACAAACTGAAGCGCCTCGTTTCTTCCTACGATACGGTTGTACATCTCCATGTCTTCAGCCTGTCCTGACGCGAGAAAGTTCTTTATATCTTCCTCGTACTCGTCAATCTTCCGCTTTAGCAGCGAGAAAATATCATCCATCTCCCTTCGTCAGCTCCTTCGCTATTTCTATACCAAGTTTTGCGCCTTCCTTCTGGTCTTCACGTTGTGATTTGTCCAGATCGGTAGCGAGTTTCACACCAAGACGCGCCCCTTCGCGTTGATTCTCAGCGGAAATACGTTGTGCATCAAGCTGCAGTTTGGCTGTATCCATTTGGATTTTATGCTGCAGCTCTTGCTGTTTCATCTGCAATTCCATTTGTTGCATTTGCACAACAGGGTCTTGTTGTTGCTGCTGGATTTGCTTCTGTTGTTCTTCCGCCATATCTTTCTGAAGAAGTTTTTCTGCCGCATCTTTTGCCAAGCGAGAGATTTCTATCTCAATATCTTCTGGTAGCGGTTGATCTTCGTTTGGCATTTCCACGCCGAGCATCTTCTCAATCTCACGGCGGTACTGGAATGCAACGTGTTCAGTGACGTGTGCTGCCATAGCCTGCCCAATTGCTTGTGCGAACGGTGACTGACCAACAAGCTCCCGCATTTTCGGGTCTTGCATTGCAGCCATATGGACTGCGATGTGCGCCTCGTGATCTTGATACTTGAAGGCTTTGACTGGCTCTTGTTTCAAGAGCATCATGTTCTCAGTCACAGGGTCAGCAGGTTTAATATCATCTGGTAATTTGATGATATCTTCTGCGTCTTGGATACCAAGAACCTCTAACATTTGGCGATGCAGCTTGCCCATATCGTATAACTGAGGAGCTTGTTGAGAAAGCTGCAAAGCCGCCTGATACTGCATGATACGCTGGGACATGGTTGCAGCATTAGGATCGGAAACAGGGATTACGTCTACACGAGCGTCAAAATCATCTACACGGTTAAAGTCACCGTCCATCTCGTATGCATATTGAGCAGGCATGTAGTCACGGATGATACGCGCCAGCAAACGAAGCTCATTCTTCATAGCGGCGTGTAAACGTGCTTGCACACCACTCATCACCTTCATGGATCGCTCCATTAGGGCAAGAGTTGTACCCACAGGTGCCTGTGAATTCATATCGCCTACTTGAATGTCGGCTACCGATCCAATTCTGCGGCCCTCTTCGACAATGTTTCCAAGTAAAGAGTAGAGTACGCCTGACGGCTCTTTATAAGGGATGAACGTAATCGAATCACGTATAGCCCCACCCGGAACATCCACATCCCTGAATTCGCCCGGCATAAGAGGCGTGTCATCACCCTTGATGCGGAGACCGCGAGCTTTAAGACCAGCAGGTAGATTCGATAACGTGCCAGCGTCAATAAGCTGCCGAAGAATAGAAGTAGCCGACTTAGCGAGGCCACCGATAAGGTGAATAAGGCCCGTGCCGTAGAACCCAAGTCCCGGCAAATATTTGTAATGAACGAAGTGGAGTCGTTTCTTTTTCTTTGCGTCATCTTCATACCAATTCCGTCTGATTGCTAAAATCTCGCGGGAGGTTTTGTCGATAGTGATGACATATGGACGTGCAATCCCATCAGGATCATCAAACTCCTCTGGCATGTTCATAGTTACATGCATCTCAAGGATTGTATGACGATCATCATCCTCTATGACGGCACTCTCCCCATCAAGCTCATCATATTTTTCTTGAATATCTGAGAAATCTGGCTCTGGGTCAGGTAAGTCTACGTCCCGGTAGAACCCTGCAACCTGTAGCTCTAGTATCTCGTTAGATGTCTTTTTCATCAAGTGTGTGTATCGTGGGCAAGACGCTAGGTCTGACGCACCGTAAGACACGATAAAGTCTTCTGCAGGCACAAACATAGCCACAGGACGATCATCTAACGGATCATAATAAACCTTCTTAAACGCAGACCCCGCAAGAGGTAGCTTGAACAGCATCTGTTCAGTCTCATCACGGTATTCTGTCATCTCCTCAGTCAGAAGATAGTTCATTTCTGTCTGCACACGATCAGCCTGATCTAACTTCTCAGGGGTCATCTTACCCATGATTTTAGTCTTTACAGGGCCAGCAGCGGGGAACAACTCCCCCATAGCCTGCGCTTGGAAACGAACAACAGCTTCTGTAAGTACTGGGTGGAACACACCAGACGCGCCCTGCCAAGGCTGGCTGCGCTCTTCGATCTTCATACCTAGCAGATCAAGACCTTTGACATAGGCTCGCGCCCAGTCACGGCGTGATTCACGATCAGACTCAAAGTCTTCTACTAACTCTGAGGCCATAGACTGTAGAACAGATTCATCAATGAAATCGGCTAAGTTAGCATCATGTTCAGGGCCGACAAGTTCTTCAGTCAAACCCCCTTCAAAATCGATAATCATCCCACCGTCGTCAGTACCAATGGACACTGCATCGGGGTTGACGATCTGTACTTCGATCTCTTCCGCATCTGTGCCTTCGATGTCTAAGTCTGATGGCTCCATCTGTTTCTCGACAGCCATTACAGTCTCCTAAATGTGTACACAAAGCAATAGTAACAGAAAACACTACTGCACGTCTAGTGGCGAGGCAGACCCATTTGGTGGGGGAGGAGCTGCCTCGCCTTGAGACGCTGAAGGGAGAGTCGCGCCTCATCCCGTAGTATAACAAGAAAAAAGAGGCCATAAAGACCTCTTAGTTCAGGGAGGAGCAAAAAAATGAAAAATCCATCTTACGTAACTCAAGCATAACATAATCTCATGTTGAATCAAAATGTTATTTTGTGTAGAGTTGTTTGTGAGCAGAGAGGTGCATTTATGGAAATGTATATAGATATAGCTATGGGGCTTATAATTACCGTTGGTGGGTGGTGGTGTAAGAGTCAGCATGATGAGCTAAAGCGCGTAACTGTTCTATTAAACCGTACTCGTGAGGAAATTGCCAAAGAGTATGTATCTGTAAGCCGACAACAATCCGACATGGATCGCGTCATTGACCGTCTTGACCGTTTAGAAGGGAAGCTGGATAGACTGATAGAGAGATAAATTGGACCCAGTAAGCTGTGTAATGATGGCTACGGGCGCTTTTAAAGGACTGAAAGCCGCCATTGCCGCAGGCCGTGATATCCAAGATATGACGGGGCAATTAGCTAATTGGGGCAAAGCTTTCTCAGACTTCACTAATCTAGAAGAACGTCAGAAAAACCCACCTTTTTGGCAAAAAACTTTCAAAGGTAGCGATGAAGAGACGGCATTAGAGATATTTGCCAACAAAAAGAAGATGGAATCCATGCGTAAAGAGATAAAAGATCACATCTCTTGGCACTATGGTCCATCAGCTTGGGAAGAAGTCCTCCAAATAGAGGCGCAAATGCGCAAAATACGCAAAGAAGAGCTGTATAAGAAGCAAGAGCGCATAGATAACCTCATTAACTGGACAGTAGGCTTAGTTATATTCGCAGCCGGAGCCTCTGTATTGACGCTTATTTTCTATCTTATCGGCAAATCGCAAGGGCGTTGGTAATGTGGATATTGGTGTGGATTAGTTTTATAGATGGGCAGTTTGAATATTACCAACTTGGTGCGTATGGTACTGAGGCACACTGCAACAAAGAAAAGGTCAAAGCAGAGGTAATGGTAAAAAATGCCGGACAAGCCGTCCATTGCTTTGCGATTAGTAGAAATTAGACATGATCGGTGGGCTGTATATGATAACACAGACAGACTTATCATCATGTGTAGTAATAGGCGAATAGCAGAGCGATACGCTAATAATACTCCCGTTTCCGGTAATAAGGAGCCTCGTCGTCCCACTCGTCAGTCGGAAGACGAATAAAACCGCCCTGACGGAACCTTAGCAGTGCCATTACAGTACTATCGACCAAGTCATCGTTAGACATGAACGGAAACCCAGCGATCTCTTCCACTAACTCATCCGCCCAACGAGTAGATGGCACCCATGCCATGCCCGATGCGATGATATCTGCCACAGAATTAAGTCTTGCGAGCTTGTCACCTGTCCCACGGTGGGGTGTATACTCCTGTACAGGTAGCCCCATACGCCGCATTTCTTGGTAAATCGCCACACCAGAGGACTTTTTCTCCACAATGAACGCATCTGGCTCCCATTTGCGATACTCATCCATGCATAAGTTCTTCAATTCGGGAAATTCTAGGCGTTCTTTGATAGAATCCAGCAAAATTAGGTGGTGAGCGTTCTCATCTTCGTTAAAAAACACGCCCCACGTGGTTAATGCGGTAAAATCGGCACGATTATGCTTCTCTGCGGCTGCGTCGAGGGACATAATCACGTATTCTACGGGCGGAGGGTTGTCTCTGGGCCATATTCCCCACCATTCTCGCTTGATTATAGACGCTTCTTCAGCCGTAGGTTGTTGTTGGTACTGCGCATTCCACTGGAAGGCGGGCATAGAGGCTTTTGTACGCTCCAGAGCAGCCAGATCAAAGAACTCAGGCCACAATGGCTTCTTTACTGGCTTACCTTTTTTGTCCTCTGCGTCCAAAATCGCTGGAAACTCCACGATCTCGTACTGATCAGCCAGCTCATTCTTGACCATGTCAGCGGTTACACGCCCCGTGAGGTCATCCATGTGCCAACGTGTCTGAACTATGGCAACCCGACCACCCGGCATAAGGCGAGTACGTGCGCCGAAGGTGAACCACTCGTATGCTTTCTCGAACACAGAGAAGTTTCCGTTAATAACATCTTGCTCAGAGTGAGGATCGTCAACAAGCAACAAATCAGCACCACGGCCTGCAAGCGCGGACCCAATACCACACGCAAAATACTCACCTCCAAAGTTTGTGTTCCATCTACCTGCCGACTTACTGTCTACCGCTAGGGTAACTTCTGGGAATATCTCTTTGAAGTCATCTGTGTCTATCAGGTTACGAACTTTCCGTCCGAAGTCCACCGCGAGGTCTGTGGTGTGGGACACCATCATCACCTTCTTGCCGGGATTCCGCCCAAGGAACCACGCTGGGTAGAATATACTCACGAGCTGCGACTTACCGTGACGGGGTGGGATGTTCACACAGACACGGTCTTTACTCCCGTTCTCCAGTGCCATGAGCTGATCTGCCAGTATCCGGTGGTGTCGGCCCACCTTGTAGTCAGGCTGCATCCGCTTACAGAACTCTATCAGGTCATCATGCGCGGTCTGGTTATTCTGTCTCGTGGAGAGTTCCCCGACGATCTTGTCAATCTCGTCCAGCTCTTCAGGACTGAATGAGTCCAAGTTGTCCAGCATGTGCTGGATGTCAGCCTCCGAGAAGTCCATGTCTTTAGCTAAGATAGCTAAGTCACTCATCGTCTAACCCTAGCTCTTTGTCTACGTCGATGATCTTGTCCTCTACGATGATAGCCTCTTCGATATCAGGCTCTGGGTTCACCAGCCGTGTCAGCTTCTCACGTAGTTTCTCTTTCAGGTCATCTGTAGTCTGGTGCGTTATTGTCACTTCTGACTTCTCCGCGAACAGACCCACGTCACTAATCTTACCCAGTAGCTCCAACGCACGTATGCGTATGCGCGGATCAGGATTCTCACTCTCTTCAATCAGCTTGTTTGTGACGAGGTGCCGTACCTGTGTCGCTGACTTGACCACGGAGTGTCCGAAGTCCTTGAGTATCCGGTCTGTCATCAGCAGGGTTGCAGGGGTCAAGTTAGCCACCCGTTTCGGCGTAGCTGCTTTAGATGTTTTCTCAGGATTCTCTGCGTAAGATACAGCAAGTGCTGCTGCAACATCCTTGTCCTCTGCGTTGGCTTCTATCTCCAAACCCTTCTCATGCAAGAACCTTGCGGTCTCTGCGGCGGCGTTTGCTTTTACCGCTAAGTCTTTAATCTTAGGAGCGGGGCGCATCTTAACCCCCTTCTCCGGCTCTATGTGTATTGCCATTTTACCCACCTTGTTTGCCCTATTATAAAAAATTTTTTGCATATTTCAATCTGGGACTCCTATGCTGATTTTTGAATATGAAGGGGGTGGGGGTACTTAGCGCGCCGAATTAGGGTGGGGGGTAGTTTGAAAAAACCGGGGTATTTATGGGACTACGGAACTGATTTGGCGTAAGTTATTGATTTTGTTAGATTATATTTTTCGTCA